TAATAAAAACACTCCACAATCTCGCTATTAATAGTATTGAACCGCCTATCAACATAAACAGTTGTAGGCTTTGTTCTACCCATTGCAACCATATTGGAGTAGTTACCATTCCTGTTGCAATAGCTGTATCTAATACTAGTTTAGGATCGGGAGCAGACATTTATATTATACCCTTTTTTTAGTTAAAAGTCAAGTTATTTTTATCGTTTAAGTAAAGGATTATTTAGTGCGTCTCTTAGTTTCTTATCTTGTCTCTTTTCAAATGTATCTAACTTTGAATCTATACCATTTATCTTAGCATCAAATCTAGTTGAGGCTGACTCAGTAATGTCACGTATGTTTTTTTCTGCTTGACGTAGTGCAGAGCGTGTTTCAGCATCTAAAGCTCTTGATCTACGATCTACAGAGGAGATACCTTCATATAGTTTGGTAGCATCGCTACGTACATCTTGACGTGTATCTCTTACGATTCCCTGTACTTCTCCAACACGCACACGCACAGCATCCATTTGTTTTGTTACTGCGTTCATTGTTTTATTCATAACGGCTAACTTCTTGTCAAAACCACTCAAGTCAGGGGCTGCATAACTTTCTATTTTTTCACGCATATCCATATAGTCTTTGTAAAATTCAAAAGCGCCGTATAAACCACCTACAAAGGTAGATAGTCCCATTACTACAGCTAACATTTTGCCGCCTTTAAACTTTACGCCACCAACTTCTACTTCAGCCATCTTTAATTACTTTCTTTAGACGATTTTCTACAGCAGGTAATAGCCGGATACCACAGTACCCTATAACGAAGGCTATTGCTGGCCCCCATGTCATATCTAAAACAAAATGTTTCATAACTGGTGGAATAAAAAATTCTGCTGCAATCCATCCTACTATTAAAGCTAAAGCAACATCTCTTAGTGCAGCAAGATTAAATTGTTTTTTAGTAAGTATATTAGCTGCTCCTCCACATCCAGATGCAAATATACAACAAAATTTAGCTCCAAAAGTGTGTATAAGATATTCCATTTATTTCTCCCATTGGCTTTCTACAAGTTCATTATGTAGACCGTTAGACTGACCAAATACTTGATAGTTTTGCATTGGGTCAACCATACTAGGTCCATCTGGTACAGAAGAACTACTAAAAAAATTAGCTGCGTCTGGAATACTTGGGCTTTTAAATAAGCCTCTATTATTAGCAATCATACCCATAGCAACTAAAGTAACTGTTTGAGCAGTACTTCCATACTTTTGACTAGGTGCAATATTACTAACAACGGCTTGAGCAGCAGCCGCTGGTGTTACTGGTACAGAAACTGGAACTGTTACTGTAGTTGAACTAGAAGCCGTTTTTCTTTGTGTTTTTGCTTTTTGAGGCTTTGCTTTGGCAACCGCTTTAGGAGCAGGTGTTGATTCTGAAGTAGGCTCAGAAGCAGTTTCTTGAGAAGACGATGGCTCTGCGGCTACAGGTTGCATAGCAGTTTCTATTTGAGTTTCTGCCTGTTGAGTCTCTGCCTGTTGCGTTTCTGTTTGTTGAGCTACTGGAGCAATCGTTGGTGCTGCTGGGGCTACAGGTTCTACAACAGGGGCGCTCATTATTGTTTCAACAACAGGAGCGGTTGTCATTGTTGGCGCAGCAGTAATAGGCTCTGAAATAGGTGGTGAAATAGGCTCTACTGGCGTTACACTAGTGTACGTTTGGATTACAGGAACTGCTACCGTAGCTACTGTAGATGTTATAGGAATGATATCGGCCACTGCTCCTGAAGCGTTCATAATTTCATTTTGAGTTTGTGTTTCTATAAAATCAGTTACAGTTGTAACTACATCTTCAATAACTAGTGCTGTTTGATAATCTATAGTAATACTAGGGTCACTAAACTGTGGTCCGTAGTATCCAACAGGGTATCCAGCATCTATTCCGTATAGTTCTAAAACGCCTGTCAACAAGCCGTAGTCGTTTGTTCCAACAGTATCTGTATAATTAAAATCTTTTAATCCACTCCAAGTTAACTCTTCTTGATGAACAAAAGACTCTACCACGTTACTGCCATCTTTTAATTTAATCGTAAGTTTAAATATGTCTCTACAGTCACCCGACTGTAAAACACCATTTGCACAGGTAGGTAATCTGCTATTTGAAGAGTGGCTATTCACCGTTATACCGCTGTTCAGAGTAAAGCCTTGGTTTAATTCTGCTTCAGTCAAAGGCACATCAAAAGTTGACGTATAAGTTCCACCACCTTCGTTTGTACCACTTGTGCAGTATTGTCCTGAACTGCATCCCCACCCTTGGCCCACAGATGTACCGCCTGACTCTGTAAAACCGCTTATGTTTGGCGCTAAATTTGACGTAGTTAAATCTTCTGCCTTAACCATTCCGTACATAGAGACAAATGCTACGCATAGCAAAAAAAAGTATAAAAGGAATAAACAAAGAGAAGAAATAAATTTCATTAATCTACACTTTCTTCAAGCTTACGTCTTTCTTCTTCTGCTTTTTCTTCTGCTTCTTGTCTAGCGAGTTCTTCTCTTGCAGCTTTCTCAATCGCATCAGCCCGTATCTTTGTGCCTTCTGGAGATGCTGTTGGATTTGATAACCAAGCTTGTTTTGCTTGTGTACCAATCTTTCCTTCGTAGGGACACGGTGTTCCTGCAGCCATCATTGCATCAAACACTCTTTTGTCTTGGCACAGCAAACTTACACCTGCTACCTTTAACCCCATTCCGTAGAGAGAACGGGCCAGCTTTAGTCGCTCACAATTTTTATCCCTAACTGTCGAGCCAACTGCAGCGCCAAATACAGAAGTTTGAACAGCCGAACTTAAACCTGATACGCATACGTCTGAGTTGTTAACAACAACAGATGGTGCAGAGGCTGTAGATGGGGCTTTATCAATTACTGTACTTCCTGTTGTATTAGAAGATACCGTATTTGATGCTGTCGTATTGCTGACTGTGTTTGAAGAAGAGCTAACAGTATTAGAACTACTACTAACAGTATTACTAGTAGTCGTATTTGTTACTGTATCTGTTGCGTGTGTAGATACAGGAAATACTATAAGAGCAAGCCCTAGTACTGCTAAAGTTATGTGAAGTTTATTTACCAAGGAACGCCAAAACTTTTTGTCGGATTTTTTTGTTCGTTGATCTGGGCAGTAACTGAACTTTCGTGTGCCTCTACCTGTTCATCACCTAGCTGCTCTTTTGTCCAGCCAATCACAGCTTCTTCGTTCAAACTGTCAAATTCGACAAAGCTGCTTAGATCGTCAATGGGAATTGCCACTGATCCGTAGCTGCGGCCCACGTGTTTACCGTCAGTCTTCACGACTTCCCAGTGGACATTGTTAACGACTTTATCTTTACCAGAACTTTCGTTCAGGTAATCACATTGCACTATTTTCCATTCCATAATTATTCTCCTATTTAAAAAAAAGTTAACGCACTAAATACTCTTCAATATCCGCATTGATATCGCGCATCTTTAGCCACCGATCACCGACCGGCTGACCTTTTCGCACTCTCAGTTTTCCAACCAAGCCCACCGTCGACCATTCTTGTCTATCAGAGCGTGGAATATATTCTTGGTTTGGGTCGTAGTCAGGGTTCGTTTGACGGTCGCCGTTTTCGTCAAGGTCGTAAGCGCCGAAATCATCTCTAAGATATTTACCCTTCCATTTATTCCAACCTGCGTCCCCCACAACGCAGGGATTACCAGAAATCACGCCGATTATCTGCGAGGCTTCATCGTCAGCCGTAGCTAGTCGGATTTTTTCGCCATCGAGAACGACAGACAAACCCCTGCGATCTTCGTTATCGGCGTTGCCATCCTGAAACTCAAAATATTCGCTATAGTCTGCACCACTTGCATTCCAACTTGCGTCTGCATACGCCTCGCCGTCTCCTCTGAGATTATGCTCTACATCTGCCCCATTGCCAGACTTGGTCTGCAAGAACGAATACGCGCTATTGGCGGCTCGCGTTACGATCAGCAACGTATTTATATTGTCGTAGGATGCGTGGGTTGCGTCGAAGTAGCTAACTTGCTCGTTCGAGGCGGTGTTAATAACGTGCAAATTTGCGGAGTTTGGCGAACTGTTTTTTATGCCGACTCGCGCATCAACAATAAATCCCGTCGAGTTAGCCGTTGCCTTCACAACATTATTGTAAACAATTTCAGTCGGAAATGCCGTCACGCTGCCTACTCTGATTGACTGATTACTCAAGGCTTGAATACCCCCGATTACGTCAGCAGTCGTAGTGTTCTTCGTGTAAAGTGTGGTATTTCCGGCGTGTTCCAGCATGAACGACCCGCCAAATACGTGAAGATTTGCACCCGGCGCACCGCCTATTCCGACATTTCCTCCCTGTGGATTTATGTGAAGTGTGCCGCCTGTAGAAGTCGAGCCGTCTATTAAATGCTCGATGGTCGCCACATTGTCGGCAGACGGGTACATGTAAAGCACGTCATTCGCACCAGAACCTCGCAATGCAATGCCGTTAGCTCGGTTTAAGGCTGACGCTTTTATTTCGAGAAGACTTGCCGGTGCGGTCGTGTTGATTCCAATAGAACTACTGCTATGGTCAATCCGCATTTTCTCCTGATTGCCAGTTCCAAATCGAAAATCGCCAGCCTCACAGTTTATTAAAGCAGCTTCCACGCCGACACTGGCTAATCCTACGCCCCGATTGGCCCCCGACGCGGCGTCCGAAAGTTTGAGGCTTGCACCGCTGGTATCATGGACGTGGAGAACTTTACCGCCGATTGAAAGGCTAGCAAGGGCGGAGTCGATAGTTGGAGTTACTCCAATTCCCACCTTACCATCCGAACTGATTGCCATCCGTTCAGCGAGAGCGTCACCGTGGCGGGTTTGAAATCTCAACGCTCCTACGGTCCCGTTAGTGCTGGCATGGAGGGCATCAATTCTTGCAAGCTCACGGACACTTGAATTACGAGCTTTGAAAACCAGCGACGAGGAAACATTGCCATCCGTAAAGCTATCGGTAAGGCCGTCTTGGATCACAAACTCAGGCACACCGCCTTTTAATATCAAGTCGTCGGCGGATTCATCGTACAGCATATATGCACCGCTTGCTGCTCCGAAGAATTTAACGTCATAGCCGGTATCGTCAACGCCGACAGTTACAGTTCCATCAATTTGTACTGCACCGTCAATATCAACAGCGTCGAGGTTGGTTGTCCCGTCAATGTCTGCATTGCCAGAAATATCT